GCATGCAGGTGATGACGTCTTTGCGGTAATGGGCAGCCGTGTGGATGTGCTGTCTCTGATGTGCTCGCTCAAAGCGCTAGGCGCCCGCGGCAATGAGCTCAAGATAGCCATCTCCCGCCAGTTCGGCGAGTTCCTGCGCTGCCGGTACGAGCTGGGCAGCGTGTCCGGCTACGTGGCCCGGCCGATCGCGAGCCTTGCAACAGGCAACTTCATGGGCCGTGCCAGCCTGGACCCGCTGCAGAAGGCCTCTGAGGTCGCAGAGCACGTCGCCCGCTGCGTGACCCGCGGCCTGCGCACGCGCCTGGGCAGCTGCCTCCTCGTCAGGCTAGCCCGCTACTGGGGCGCTGTCCGGCATCCGGAGACGGGCGCCTGGCACGCCCCGCCTGATGCCGTGCTGTACGCCCCGCGCAGCCGCAACGGCCTAGGCATTGTTGGCGACGGCGCACTCGCAGCCCGCTGGTGGCGCACGTCACTGCCCCAGCCCCCTGACCTACACGGGGAAGTCCTCCTTTCTTCTGAGGTCCCCTCACTCGCTACCGACGACGCCGTCGTCAGGTTGCGTGACGCATTGCGCGAGTTGCCCCTGGGCAACGACGCCTGGGCCAGAGCCCGCAACGCCTTACTAGCTTCTTCTTACAGCGGAAGCGCCATCGCCGCAGCCCAAGCAGCTACCGGCCACTACGCCGCCGACCACTTGATTGAGTGGTATGCCGCCTGCAGACAGATACCTGTGCCTAGCGCGCAGACGGGTCTGCAGGAGTTACGACATGCCGCCAGTCATAGTGAATCAGTCGGAGGGCCGGTGGAGCTGCTGACGGGAGCACTGGGGCACGTGGCGCCTACCGCTCCGAGGCTGTACGGGTTGCTGGCTAAGGTCGCAGGCTTGCGCGATGCTGTCCGCGGCACGCCGCTCGCGCGGTCCGCCGCCACCCATGTGCTAGTACAGGCTGTACGTCCCCAGGATGTCGCCGAGTACCAGCGCCTCGTCGCAGAGATCGGGCATGCTCGAGCGTCCGCCTTCGTGTGGGCTGCGACCGACACCGACTTCGTTGCGGTGTTCCACCTGTCTGGCATGGTCAGAGACTATGCTTGGTTGCTGCACCATATAGCAGTAATTGCTTCGCTGAGACTTGCGACGTCCCCGCCCCTCCAGGAGAGCCTCTACGCCCGTGGCGTTGTGGCCCTGGCCGGCTGGCATGTACCAGGACTTGGTGCGGTCACCGCGTAAGTGACCAACGGTTCTTCATGAACCCCCCTTAAT